GCAACCATCAAATCAGCGAAGATTCTCTTCCTCGCGCCCAATCTAACACGGGCTCCCTCCATGGGAAAATCCCCTATTGGATTCGAATTGGTGCCATCAAAGATGTAGACATTATCCTTCGCTACATACCCAGCTTCCAGCTCTCCATAACCAGCAAGGCTCCATGGGAAGAACAGGCCACGAGAGCGGCTACTCAGTGAAGTAAATGCAAATGGATTAGTCCCTATCCCCGTAGGGGTCATCTGCGTTATGCCATTCTGCTGAAAGATGAATCCATTTTGATAAAGTTTAATGAGATTCTGAATAGGACCAAGATCATTAAAGAGGTCCAGATTCCCTGCCCCTGCACTGATGTAGTCAGTAGGGTCTCCAGCACCGGTCCATCTAATCTTCTGAGGAGCATTTACCGGGCCTGCCTCTATCGTATTTCCCAGAATGAGATGCCTATCCAGCTCCATCAAATACTTACAGGGAACTGCATTTGCAGATGCCTGAGCAAAGGTTCCGGCAGAACCATCCCAGAGCTGTACGTTATCTATCCCATTTGCAAAGAGGAGCTTTCCAGCTACGACGGCCCAACTATTAATATTCGTATTCGATGTAAAAGCACCGGCTGCTGTAACATCTGTCCAGGAACCTGGGTTCCCTTGATTCCACTTCCTCAGCTTGCTGTTGGTTATTACCCCACCAACTCTCGTTCCATCAGGGCGGTAAAAATCAAAGACTGCATTTGTCTGCTCACTCGGGTTCGTAGAAAACGCGGGAGCGACAAGGAAACTCATCCTTGTTGTCATGGTCCCTTTTCGAAGAACCATGTTAAGAATATCAGTCTGGCCAAAACCCTCAGTATAGGCGGGAGGTACTTCACTTTGGATACCTCCGAAAGGACCCCTTATCGGAATCTCAGGAAACTCCGAAGGCCTTGCTTGCTGGTTTTGAGTTAGATTTGGCATAGAAATTCAGAGACTAAATATTTAAATCACAACCTCTCAATCATGGCGCGAATGAATTGGGAGGTAAAATTGCCATTGCCTCCGGCTTTAACCTTAGCTGCAATCGTGAGCCCGCCAGTCGTGTTGATATTATTGCCGACTTGAACCGTTGGGTTGTTATTACCGAACGCCCCTCCAGGAGAGCCCCAGACTGCTGTATATGACCCAGTAAGACCAATCAAAGTCATTACAAGATCAACCATGAAGTAAGCAGTTGTAACCCCAGATGAAGGAAGAACAAATACTGGGAAATCAACACCAAAAACATTTATGAAAACGCTACCGCTTGTACCGCCAAGCGAGATTGGAGCCTTTATACTAACGATGTCATTTACCTGCAAGGTATTAGCCGGAATCGTAACCGTCTGGATAACAGTATCAACCCCTGGGTTTGCTACAGTCGTCTGGGCGGGATTGATGAACAAAGTCTGCTGCGAACCGAAGGTTCTAACCGTAACCCATGCAGCGCCGTTCCAGCGGAACAAGGTGTTAACATCAGTTGCATAGAACATTACACCAGCGGTAGCTCCGCCCCAGACAGATTCAGGTGATGGCCTGTCGGCCAGGAGCCCTGCTCCAAATGAAGTTACCCTCTCACGGATGTCATCCTTAAAGTTACGAATGTCCTGCCCCAGCAAGTTAGCATTCTGGGTATCGGGTGGAAAAGTCTCATCCCATACTCTGGTATATGCCATTAGGCAACCTCAATCCTCTCAAGCATTCTTTCCACTTTACGGAAGTCCTTCTCAAACTGTTCCACAAGATCAGTGCGGTACTGCTTATCGGGCAACTTCAAACGCTCAGCTATCCGATAAGGAACTTCATAAGAATTAGGAATAGAGTTGCCCCAGCCAGTGATGACCAGGATAATACCCCAAGCGCCTGCACTTTCCAGTTTTCCTTCCGCCGATCTTCTAACGTTGAACAGGGCACAATCTTTCTGGGCTTGAGCACTTAGTCCTCCTATTGTAGTTCCGCTATCTGCGTGGTATTTCTCCGTAGGATAGGGAGGGATGCTTACGCGCAAGCTGGAGGCGAAGCCTTCCTTAAGCTCCCAGTGATTGGCCTCAAAAGTCCCCCTCGACATATCCTGTAGGAAGAAGCCAATCTCGCCATCAACCAACTTAAGCAACATCGTCGGAGCCGCATCATACCCAAAACGGGGAGTCCACTCTAAGCCGAAAATCCCATCCTCGTTAACAATCGCGTTAAGGTCGAGCATTCCTCTATATCCATGCTCTCTAAGGAAAGGAAGCACTCCACGGACTCGCTCGCAAAGGGGGCACTCCCCACATCGCCAGATTGTATTTCCGGAACATCCTCCGGAGGGTCCCAAGTTTTCATTCATTAGCTCCTTTCTCTCCAGTGTGTGGTTCGAGAGTCCCTCAATAGTATCCTGACCATCAAACCATATCTCGGTAGAGATGGCTACGCCTTTAGTGAATTGTTGAAGGGAAAAGCTAATATCCTCAAGGCGCACTTCAGCCCGCTGCTCTTTGAGATATTCCAGAGTCTCGTCCTTATCATGACAGACGTGGGACATGGATTCCAGGCCGAGCCTGCTTGACGGCTTGTAGACGAATCCATCCTCTTTAGATTCAACATAGGAGATGGCATCTTCAAAAGAGTGGAACTCTTCAGTCTCAGGTGTATCAATACCAGCCTGTTTCATCACCTCGAAACCGAATTCCCTATCTTCCTCTAGCCTATCGGCTAAGACGCTATCTCCAATTACTTGGAATCCCTGTCCGCGTAGCGAGTCGGCGATGATGCCATTTCCAGTACCATCAAAGATAAAGATATCCTCATCCTTAGAGGCACCCAGCGTAAGCTCATCAATGGTACCGACTTTGTCAACGATACCTTCCATAACTTCCTTACAGTCATGGGAACGAATCCAAAGCCGAACATCATGGCCCTCCTCAAGTAGCCTAGGTCCAAGATAGGCACCATCACCAGTTTCGGAAATGATATTAAATCTCATATCTTCACGGCATACAAGAGCGTAAGCTCCTCGATTCTACGAGTATACTCGGCCCAATCTACATCCAGCAAGCGTGCCGTTTGCCACTCAGAAGCAAGGGCATCATTATGATACCGCGCATATGGGGCATCAAGGTTATCACTAAAGCAATCACCTCCCGCCTCAGGATGCGCCTTATCATAATCATCAACCTGCTTCTGGTCCACACCAACATGCTTGCAAAGCATAGCTTCCTTAAGCTCATGATCGGCGATGAGATAATTCATCCTCCAATCTCCCGTTTCGGAAACCCAAATATAGAGGTCATCCTCCTGGAATAACCAGTCGCCGCAAGTATTGTATCGCTGTTTTCCGTGTGGGATGACCTCTATAATAACTTTCATGCGCCTACGGCTCCTTCATGTCCTCTGTACTTTCCATTCTCCAAACGGTCAACCCTACGGTCCATGGTGTCAACAACTCTGGTCAACCCTTCAACCGCGATTCGAAGATCCGTGAAGACTTTGGATTGTTCCTTAACCATCTCTTCATGGTTATCTCGCCAGTCCTCCAAATTCTTGACCTTCAGCTTTATGATAGCCCATCCCGCAATAAGACTCGCAGCGAATGTGGCTAGCATCAGGACGTCCCCTAAGGAGACGGTGGGATCGAAGTGGAACATCTCAAGTCTCCTTAATTGTAGTTGAACTCGATATTTGCCTGTACTCCGTACAGTCTGTAGGCTCCACCACCTTGGGTAGTTACTGCAAGTTCGAGCCACAGCTCCGTTAACGGAGTGATGATATAGGCAGGTGCCGGAAAGGCAACTGTCGTCAACTGATTGGTCGCCTGCGTCCCAGTCGGTAGACCATTCGCCCCGTTCGCAACTACCGATGTAATCGCGTTAGCGACGCCGTTGGCGAATATCGTCTGGTCGATCCTTAGGTTATGGGTCGTAAGGGCATTCCCAGTAATCTGCTCGATCATCGTGACGGAGTTGAACTTAATTCCCTTAACCTTGTTAGCCGTTCTAGGAGTAATCGCGGCTACGCCAGTAAAGGGCGGACGCCCTTGAGGCTCAGCACTAGCGGCAATTCCAGCGCCGCCAAACTGCTGCTGTAGGTCTTCTCCGAATCCTGTCCTCACCAACTCTGCTGAAAGCAGGTTTAAACCGTAAGTTACAGCTTGACCAGCGCCTTGGTTAAGGGACCAATCACCCGCAGTATTTCGAGCAATCGCAGTGGTTCCACTGAAGAGGAAATCCTCGGCGGAAAAAAGCAGGATTCCATCCGTGTAGCCCAAATCCTGCTGATATCTTGAATGGGTATGTGGCATTATAACCCTCCTTTGGGTTGTGGTCCAGCGACCAACTAATTATCTGTACTGGTCTGTCTCATCTCCTGGACGTTCACGCAGTACATCCGCGATGTCCATTTCATGTGGGGAATTGTCAATAACCGCTTGCATGATTCCCTCTCTCTCCCACACAAGAGGGTTGTCATAATCATCCGGGCAAACTAAAACACCTCTCTGCCAGCGAAGTTGGGAGGTTGGCCAGTCCCTCCCACACCTGTCGCAGATATGCCACGGAGTACCCTGCCAACCGCTATGTGCTTGATTTGGCATTTAGTTACCCACGCATATCCATTGAATTACGTCAGTGGCTCCAGTCGTGTTTGTTATAGTCGCAGTCGAGGCCGAGGCCGGAACCATCTGAACAGGGTTAGCTCTAGTTGTCACGTCATTTCCCACACAGAAATAACTAGTAGTTGAGGTGTAAGAAATAGGAAACGTAATAGTCGCAGTGTTGGCAGAAAGTGCAGATTCCCCACTATAAATCAACGGACCCCTTGTCGTACCTGCCGCGAAGGCACAGGTTTGGTTTCCTGAACCCGTATTTCCACACGGCAGCACAGTTCCTGTTGAGCCAACTGGAGTACCTACTGACCCAGTGAGTATAAATTGTACAGTGGGACTGTTAGAACCAGTAGCTGTAAAGGCTGAAAAATTGAGCCTGACAAAGTTAGAAGGAGCCACATTGAAAGCATAACTTCCCGTTGAGGTACAAGTCTGGGAAGTCGTACCAGTAGCCGGATCAGTAAATGAAGTACTCGTAGTTCCCGTGTCGAATTTTATGGTACAGGAAGCTGCTGTACCAGTTGTTATCCAACTCAGTAAGTACTGTCCAATTTGTAGCCCTGTAGTGTTTAATGGTGCCTGCCCGCCTATAGGGATAGTGAAGGCACCTGGGTTAGACGGCTCGGCAGCACCAGCTCCGAGCGATGTCTCGGTGAAGTTGGAGCCGATAGCGCAGCTTGTAGTGCTCGCGCTGGAGAGTGTGCAGGTTGTAGAGTTAATAGTTTGTAGCAACTCTGCACCCGTTCCTGAGCTGGAAGCTACTGCATAAGGGCGCCAGCCAACTACGTTAAATGTGCCTACAGCAGGAGGCGGACTTGGAATAGTCAGCGTGCCGTTTGCAGGACACGTTACTAACGTAGTTAGGGTAGATCCTCCATCGGAAGAAGCTTTGCTCTCATTACCAGCCGCGTCGATATAGGTATAGGCCACAACGAGAGTCCCTGCGCTGAATGACCCGGCAGAGCCGGAACATACGAAAGCGCTCGGAGAGTTGAGCAGCGGAGTATTCGCCGGAGGCGCAACAAACCCATAAGTCTGGGACTGCTGCACCGAGAATGGAAGTTGAGCCGTAGCCAGGGGGAGGAGAGCTAGGCATGTTGCTATTGCGAGAAGTATCTTTTTCATATTCATCTCCTTTTCAAATTAACCTAGCTACCAGGTTACGGACCGTTTGACCCCCATGTTCCCATCCACGTAGTGGCACCTACGCTAAAACGCATGTAGGAAACCTCTTTCACAGAACGGGTATCGAAGTCATCCGCGAAGTCCTCCTGAAGTGGCTTACGATCAAAGAACTTCAGCTTGTGGCTTTCCTTGTTGGCAACCAAGAACCAAGGGCTAGCGCCGCTCAGGTACGAGCCAGAGAAGAACTTCAGGTCCTCTGCCAGAATGGCATTAATCTCATTATCACTCGTGTAGGGCTTGTGAGGTGAACCTAGAAGCTCACGAGCGATGAAGATCAATTCTGGCGGGATGACCAAAGTCCCAGGTCGTATTGCAACTGGCATCCCTTGACCATCAACCAAACGTCTGAACTGATTGATAGCAAGTTGCAGGCCGGTGAAGGACAGATCAACATCTACCGCAGGTCTGTTCGGATAAGTACCTGCCGCAGAGATAATGTTGGTCAATCCAGGGCCAATATTAGTAGCGGAAGCTCCGCCACCAAGAGGCTGTTGATTGTTGAATAGAGTTACTCCCGTATTAGTGATCGTGGAAGTAAATCCATTATTGAAGATATTCCAGGCAACCTGCTCACGCAGGAACTGAGCGCTCCGTGCAAGTGCCTTAGGCACCTGCTCGATAAGCCCATACTGGTCGTCATCATGGAGTTCCCAGGACATTCTGCATCCCAGAGCATACGCAAAGTGCTCGAATCTCTTGGTGCCAAGCTGCGCAGCATCCTGATACTGAATCGTCTCCCCTTCAGGTTTCTCAACCATCGGAGGCAAGCCCATGAATTCGACTTCATCCTCGTAGGCCATCTCCGAAGTCTCGACGTGAAAGATGTAGGAATACTCCTGCTCCCGTTGATGTAGGTCAAGCCACTGGACGAAAATATCGTGGAGACCAGGCGCCATCAACTGTGCGTATTGTGCTCTTATCATGGTCATAAGTTAATGGCTCCTTAAGCTACCAACTGGGCAGCCGATGCAATTACAATGAATAGGACGCCACGCGTAGCGTCCCACGGATCGAAGTCTACGACTTGGACTACAGCCGTAGCTCCTACTTTAGTACGGTCAACGAACCAGTGACCATCAGCGTCCTTAGTCATGCCGAAGGATGCTCCCTTATCGGCAGCAACTACGGTTTGATTAGGTCCTACCTGCCCAAAGAACACATTGTTCTGGTTCGAAGGCTCGAAACCTATACGTCCATCGTTAAAGGGTGCCCCTCGCGGGATGTTCACCGCCAGCGGCTGATTCTGAACTGAACCGAAGGTTAGGAACTTAAACTTCGACCCTGCCTGTAGGTCAGCGAAGGTTGAAACACCATTCGCCACCAAGTTATTTGCATTCTCTTTGGAGAAGCCCGCAATGCCAGACTGGACTGTAACACCGTCCCATTCCTGCAGGAACCCTCCATTGAGTTGCAACGGAACACCTTGCAGGAATGTCTGGGCTGATTTTTCACCAATCCGTCGCATCACTGGCTGGGTTCCATCTAGAGTGCGTCTTGCAAAGATTATCGCACTTGCCATTGGTTGCTCCTCCTTTGAGATTTGGTTTAAAGATTCAAGGATTAAATCTTTAAACCTTCATTCTACTTCCCATCATCCTCATCCCCTATCCGAGCCTTGACTTCGGCCGGGCTAGGAGTAAAGGTCTGAATCATTCCCCGATGTTCCGGGCGTGTTGCTTTGTTGGAGGAGGCGTTGCCCAGTTCTTCTTTCAACATCTGATTGGCTACCGTTTCACGGTTCGCCTTGCGTACAACTCTGTTAACGGCCTCATTATTGTACCTCAAGGCGCCGAGATACTTCTTCCGATCAATCTTCATCAGCATCAGATCGCCGTTGATTACCCGGCCATCCTTTGCCATCCCAAGATGGTTCTCACAGTCATCTGGTGTAGCCGGTAGGAACCCTTGAAAGGTAGCCTCATTAAACCGCTTGCCCTCGCCAGCTTTGAAATTAACCCAGCGGAAGGCAATCTCAGGATTCTTCGGCTTGATATTGACAAAGTCAGGGAGCATTAGCGGCCTCGCCACAATATCATCAGCCAGCTCTGCTGGAGGTATCCCTTTATTTGGACGGGGAAAAACCGGCTTACTCTGATTCGTCATTGTCATCCGATTATTGTACCTCCTGAGACAGTGGCTACACCAACTTCGTTTTTACGTTTTGCGTATCGGTCATAGGGAATCTTCATCCTATCAGCGATACGCTTCTCTTCCGGAGTAAGCAAGTCCTCCGGTTTCTTCGGGGCTGGAGGCGGGGGAGGGGCATCAGTCACTCCCTCGCTGAAGAAGGAATTATCCCCTTTCTTCGCAGCCGCATAGATTTCATTACTATGTCTCCCGCGCACCATCTCGAAG